ATGTAATTACAATTTTATGGGACTATTTGACTTTCTCAAATCTGAAAAAAGAGGAGACAACTTTTTAAGAGCTGTTTTTGGTGGCTATGGAGCTGCTAATAGAACAGCTGTAAATAGAGACACTTCACTAACTTTTAGTGCCGTCTATTCATGTGTTCGTGTTATTAGTGAATCAATATCTAGCTTACCCATAAAAGTTTACAAAGTAGAAAAGGATGATGACAAGATTACCGACATAAGTCATCCAGTTTACGGACTACTTTCTAGATACCCTAATGAATACATGACTCCTTATACTTTCCTTGATACTTTAATGACTAACTTATTGCTTGAGGGAAATGCTTATTTTTATATAGAGAGAGACAACAATGCAAGACCAGTTTCATTAATACCTATCAATCCAGAGGATGTCAAAGTAATAAAGCATGAGGGCAATATTTACTATGACATTAAAGACTATGAGATTGGAGTGATGAAAGAGGACATGCTTCACTTCTTTAATTTAACTTTTAATGGTTGTGAGGGAGTGAGTGTACTCAAAGCACAAAACACTACAATAGCAACTTCAATAGCTGCAAACGACACTGCAAATAGTTATCTTGGAAACTCAGCTCAAGTTGGTGGAGTGATTAAACATCCAGGCAAACTTTCAAAAGAAGCTGTTGAGAGATTAAAGACTTCATGGAATCAAAACTATTCTGGCTCTTTTGTAGCTGGTAAAACGGCAATTCTTGAAGAGGGAATGACATTTGAGCAGACTAACATAGATGCTAACAAGTATCAACTTTTAGAGACAAGACGTTTTCAAATAGAAGAGATTGCTAGAATCTTTAAAGTTCCATTATCATTAATTGGACATTTAGAAAAGGCTGCAAACTATTCTAGTATTGAGGCTTTATCTATTGACTTTGTTAGATTTACATTAACTCCTTACATGGTTTTAATAGAACAAGAGTTAAATCGTAAATTATTCAGACAAAACGAATTTGGGCTATTTACAATCAAATTGGATGCTAATGCTTTATTGAGAGGAGATAGTTCCTCTAGAGCCACCTATTATCGTGAGATGGCTAGTATTGGAGCTTTGTCTATTAATGAAATAAGACGAATGGAGGACTTGAATAGTGTTGGTCCAGAGGGAGACCAATTATTCATGCCATTAAATTATGCTCCTATTGGAGATGTTGAAGAGGAGGATAAAGAGTAATGCCGATACCTCAAAAAAATACAAACGAAACGGAAGAGCAATTCATTGAGAGATGTGTTGCTGATAAGTTTATGCAAGAGTATGACAATGACCAAAGATTGGCTATTTGTTACGCTCAAATAGAGGATGATGAGGATAGAGCTTTAGAGGACATAAACACTAAGCCAACTCAAGAGATGTCAGACGAAGCTCAACAAGGATTAGAATGGAGAGAAGAGTTTGGAAGAGGAGGAACAGAGGTAGGAGTTGCAAGAGCTAGAGATTTAAAAAATAGAGTAAATCTAAGCATTGAAACTATTAAAAGAATGTACTCTTATTTTAGTCGACATGAAGTTGATAAAGAAGGTCAAGGCTTTTATAGTGGAGACGATGGTTATCCAAGTGCTGGTAGAATAGCATGGGCTTTATGGGGTGGTGATCCTGGCTTTGCTTGGACTAAACGAAAAATGGAAGAGATTGGAAAAGAAGAAAAATCTATAAATATGAATAATAAAGAAATAAGAACAATTGATGTTCAAGATTTAGAAGTCAGAATGGATGGTGAAAATCCAGTTGTAGTTGGCTATGGTGCTGTGTTTAATTCAATGTCAAATGACTTAGGAGGCTTTAGAGAATTTATCGGCTCGGAGGCTTTTGAAGGTCGTTTAGAGGATGATGTTAGATTCTTAATTAATCATGACGGTATTCCTTTAGCAAGAACAACTAATGGAACTTTGAAACTATCTGTCGATGAAAGAGGCTTAAAATATGAAGCTAAATTGAATCCTAATGTATCAACATCAAGAGATTTAATGGAGCTTTTAAAAGACGGAACAATTAATCAATCTAGCTTTGCTTTTATTGTAGAGGATGATTCTTGGGAGATTAAAGATGGAATGAATATTAGAACCATTAACAAAGTCTCAAGATTGTACGACGTAAGTGCAGTGACTTATCCAGCATATAATGAGGCATCTAGTTCGGTTGCTTTACGCTCAATGCAAGAGTGGAAAGAAAAAGAAGAGGCTAAAAAAATTGAAGAGAATTTAGCTAAAGAAAAAGAAGAGGGCATAAAAGAAGAGATAGACTTAACCCAACGCTCCCTCGCTGAAATGCGTTTGAAAGTCTTAAAACACAAATTATAATATTTTTAAAAATGAAAAACTCAAAATCTTATAAAGAGGAAAGAGCTGAAATCGTTGAGAAAATGGAATCTCTTGTTAACTCAATCGAGGGAAGAGATATGAATGATGACGAAAAAGGTTCTTTTGATTCTTTAAACGAAAAGGTTGAAAACCTAAACAAAATGGTTGCAAGAGCTGAGTCTTTTGAAAAGTTACAAGCTACTAAAGTTGTAAGTGAAGAGAGACAAAACACTCCAAAAGAAATCAGAGATTATTCTTTCCAAGATGCTATGAAACAAGCTGCTACTGGTCGTTTGGAAGGTCTTGTAAAAGAGATGGATCAAGAGGCTCGTAATGAGGCTCGTTACACTGGTCAATCTTTTAAAGGTATTGGTATACCATCATCTATCTTAACTCGTGCTGCTGTTGCTACTGGTGCTGGTAATGCTACTGAGGTTATGGCTTGGACTGACCAATTAGAGGCTAATCTAGTTTTAGCTTCTGCTGGTGCTAATTTCTACTCTGGTGTCGATAACATGAAGTTCCCAGTATTTAGTTCTATTAACTCTGGTTTTGTTCAAGAGACTGGTGGTTCTGCTCCAGCTGCTAACGGTACTGCTACTAGTGTAGAATTATCTCCAAAGAAACTTATCTCTATTGTAAATGTTTCTGCTGAGGCTATCGCTCAAAATGCTTCAATCGAGGCTGCATTGAGAAGAAACATGGCAATGTCGGTAGCTTCTACTTTAGAGGCTGCTTTATTAGGAACTGGAGATGTTACTAATGCTCCAGAATCTATATTTGCTGATGCTGCAACTGGACCAACTACGGTAACTGCTGCTGATTGGTTATCTATGGAAACTGACCTAATTGCTGCTGGTGTTCAATTACAAGGAGCTAGAATGGCTTACTTATTGAATCCATCAGCTTACGCTACCGTTAAAGCTCTTGCTCAAGTTACATCTGTTTCTCCAATATGGGACAACGCTAACAAAGAGTTGAATGGTTACTATGGTTTTGTTTCTCCAAACGTTGGTAATGGTGGTACTTCTGGTAAAGACCACGCTTTAATGGGAGATTTCTCTAAAGTACACATTGCTCAATTCGGTGGTTTAGATGTTATTTATGACATTTACACTAACGCTGGAACTGGAGAGCCAAGATACATCTTGACTTCTTTAGTTGACGGAGATGCTGTTCAAAATGATACAGCTTTCGTTAAATTGATTGAGGCGTAATTTATTTAATATGGAGGGAGGAGAAATCCTCTCTCCTTTATTTTAAAACAATGGAATACTACAACTATAATTTTAATGCTTTAAGAGGGACTGACTTTGTTCCTTATGGTAAGTTAGTTTTAAAGACTGCTCCAGCTTCAACTCCAATTACTTTGGCTGAGGCTAAGGCTTTTTTAAGAGTTGATTCTGATTATGATGATGATGATACTTATATCACTTCTCTAATTAGTGTTGCTACTCAAGTTGTAGAACAATATACAAGAAGAAGATTAATAACACAGACATACATAATATATTATGATGAGTTCCCTCCTTACATTGATTTACAAATAGGAGAGGTCGCTAGTGTTGTAGAAATAAGATATTATGATGAAAATAATGATTTACAAAGACTTGCAACTAATCAATACGATGTTGATACTAGAGTAAGACCTGGCAGAATTTATCAATCTAATACTGGAGACTTTCCTAACACTTACGAGAGACCTAATGCAATAGAGGTTGAGTTTATTGTTGGTGGAAGTGCAAGTGATGTTCCAGCTCCAATAGTACAAGCTATTTATATAATTGTTGGTCGATATTATGAAAATCGACAAGATGTTGTCATGGGAACACAAGTAAATGAATTACCTTTAATGGTTGAGTACTTACTAACTCCTTATCGCTTTCTTGAGCTATGATAATAGGCAAACTAGATAGAAAGTTAAAACTATACACTCAAACCTACTCCACTAATGCTTATGGAGAGAGAGTAGTAGCAAATAATACTTTTGTGACCATTTATGGAGACTTTGACTTCAAAGGTGGGAATACTAGTTTTGATGCTGATGATTTAATCAATGCAGAGAGAATAGAGTGTCTAATAAGATACAGAACAAGCATAGGAGTATCTCCTCAATATTTTATTGCAAATGGATCAACTAACTACTCAATCAAGAGTATTAAAGAGGTAGGTCGAAAGGATGCAATGATTTTAACTTTAGAGAAAAACGATGTTGTTGATTTATCACAGACAGCTCCTAATCAATTTGTCTTTACTATTGACACAGAGAACACTTCAAGTGGCTCTAGCTTAAATACTCAATTTATGATGCCATTGGTCAGTGGTGGTAGTTATAACGCTACGGTAAACTGGGGAGATGGGTCAAGCGATGCAATAACAAGTTATAATCAACAAGAAGTCACACACACTTATAGTAGTGCTGGACAATACGAAATAAGCATTGAGGGAACATTACAAGGATGGCAATTCAATAACGCTGGAGATAGGCTTAAAATGTTAGATGTAAAACAATGGGGAGTTTTAGACCTATCTACCGATGCTGCTTTTTATGGATGTACTAATTTAGATGCTAGTGCGACAGATTCTCCTATTATTTCTAGTACATCATTTTATAGAATGTTTAGAGATTGTACTAACTTTAATGGAGCTATTGGCAACTGGGATATAAGTACAGTAACAAACATAAGAGAATCATTATATAATGCAACTACATTTAATCAGCCATTAAATGAATGGAATATATCAAATTGCACGAGTTTGAGATTTATGTTTAGTCATTGCAAATCTTTTGACCAAGACTTAAACTCTTGGGATACTTCTAATGTTGAAGATATGAGTTATACATTTTTGGAATGCTCTCAATTCAATGGAGACATATATAGCTGGGACACTACTAACGTAGAAAATATGCAACAAATGTTGTATAACTGCGACTTATTCGACCAATCTCTAGCAGAGTGGTCTATTGGAAACGTCACTAACTTTACTAACTTTATGCAGAACGCTACTGGTCTAAGCACTTCTAACTACGATGCAACGCTAATAGCTTGGGCTGCTGGTGTAGTAGATACTGGTATAAGTATAAACTTCGGTGGCTCACAATTTACAGAGTCTGCTTATGCTTCAAGATTTAGCTTAATAGAGGACGATAGTTGGACTATTGTTGATGGTGGTATATTTGACCCATCTCCAGCCGATTACATAAGCGTATTAAACACGAGAGTAGTAGCTGCTGGAGGAGTAGTTGAGAACACTACAGATAGCCAAGCATTCTTACAAACATTAAATGACATAAGCTAATGGCAGACGGACTATTAAATAAAGCAAGTATAATCTTAACTCCTACTGGTTACAAGGCTGGAACGCTTTACAACGTAGCACCAATAGACGAGCCTTATGAGGACTTTGACTTTGCTAGAGCTAGTGTTGCTAGTCGAGTTAATTCTAGTGGCTTAGTCGAGATGGTAGGACGTACTCTTGGTAGTGAGTTGGTTACCAATGGGGATTTTTCTAATGGTACAACTGATTGGACTAATGCAAGTTCTGATACTTTTGAAGTTGTTGATGGTGGAGTAGGACATAGCACTTCTTTACATATAGTAGTTTCTGCTGTAAATAGAGGTGCTTATCAAAGTGTTTTTGTTGCAGACAAAACTTATTACGTCAGTTTAGATTTGAAAGTAGTTAGTGGTAGTGTTTACATTGGAAAAAACACTAGAAAATTAAATAATCAAAACTATAATAATTCAGATTGGCAAACTATAACAGGTTATTTAGTTGCTATTGATGATAAAATAAGAATTTATAGCAATGAGGCATCTGAATTTTATGTAGACAACGTATCAGTCAAAGAAGTAATAGACACCAACAACATTCCAAGAATAAGCTATGATAGTAATGGAGAGAATGGGCATATATTATTAGAGCCTACTTCTACTAATCTTATACCTTATAGTGAGGATTTTACTCAATGGTCTGCATTAAATGGTGGCACAGGTTCTTTACCTGTCGTTACTTCTAATACTACTATTTCACCTAGTGGTGAACAAAACGCAGACACAATATCTTTTGATAAAGGCTCTGCTAGTGGTGGTGGTGATTATAGTCTTTTAAGATTAGATTATGGTGGTGCTGACGTAGATGGTACTGCTTCAATTTATTTAAAAGCAGACACTAATGTAGATATAGAAATATCATCTGATGACGGAAGCTATCAAACAGTAAGTGTTACTAATACTTGGCAACGATTTAGTGTTAGTGATGCAACTTCTGATAGATTATCTATGGGTTTAAGAGGTACTGTACCATCAAACAATACTGCTACTGTATATGCTTGGGGAGGACAACTAGAAGCATTACCCTACGCTACATCATACATACCAACATACGGTAGTACAGTTACAAGAGCTACAGAGACTGCAACTGGTGCTGGTAGTGCTGACTTAATAAACTCAACAGAGGGTGTGTTATATGCAGAGATAGAATCATTAGTTAATGGTGGAGTTGACAGAATAATTTCTTTATCAGACGAAACAAATAACAATTTAATTTATATAAGAATTGACAACACCGCCAACAGAATAAATTCATTTGCAAGAGGTGGAGGTGGTACTTATAATATATTAACAGTAAATGGAGTAAACCAAACAAACACTAATAAAATTGCTTTAGTTTGGGATGCTTCAAATGTTAGGGTTTGGATTAATGGTAGCCAAAGCCTTACACAATCAATTAACAACTTACCTACTGGAATGAAAACTTTAAGTTTTACAAGTCCAACTGGTGGCTCTCCTTTCTACGGTAAAGTCAAAGCAGTAGCTGTATTTAATGAGGCTTTAAGTGATAGCGAACTAACACAACTAACAACGTAATGAGTTTAAGATTAACAGAAATATGCTACCCAGAGGTAAAGAGTTACTACATCGTATGGAACGATAGTGATGCGATAGTATCGTATGGGGTGCTAGAGACTTATCAATGCTTAGAGACTAAGTGGGACAATGTAGACTTATACACTAAGGAAATAGATTGGATAAACATATTAATAGATAACGGTATTAACCCTTTTCCAGAGCAATAATGGCAATAGGAACAAGTAAAATATTAAGAGGCAATCAAGGTGGCCATGCTGGTTTTGTTACAGCTACTATTGACGATAGAGAGCTTAAATCTTTAATAAAGGATTTAGAGAGCTTAGATATGTCAGAAAGCAGAAATAAGACTTTGCTTAGACAAGGAATGAGAAAGGCAGCCAAACCATTATTGCAAGAGCTTAAAAGTTTAGTTCCTAAAAAAAGTAAACAACTTGAAAAGTCTTTGGCTATAATAAACGGCAAAAACAGAAGAGGTATTCCTCCAAGTGTTTATATAGGACCAAGAGTTAAAGGTGCATGGGCTGATATGAAAAAATCTGGATTTTATTTCTACTTTTTAGAATATGGTTTTAGAGGTATTCCAGGACTTAGAATGCTAGACAAAACAGCAATAAACAAAGGAAGTGTAGCTCAAAATGATGTCATCAATCAAATAAAAAAATTGATAGATAAAAGAATGAAATAATGGAGATAGGAAAAGTAATATATAACATTCTAAGCAATGACTCAAATGTAGCTCCATTAGTTACTACTGATGGTAATTTAAGGATATTCCCTAGTAGATATAACTTTCCTACTAATAGCAAATTACCTTATATTACATATCAAATGATTTCAGATATTCCTAACAATACAAAGAACGGAGTTAGTCAATATGATTATGTTACGGTGCAAATCAGTATTTATGACAATGTTTATTCTGATTTAGTGACATTAGCTGGATATGTAAGAACTGCTTTGGATTATACAAGTGGAACATTCTCTGGAGTTGTTGTAGATAAAATATTCTATGATTCTCAAGATGAGTTATACGATGATAGTGCTGGGAGCATAGGATTTTACGGAATTAGACAAGATTATAGATTCAACATAAATAGATAAATATGTTTAAAGTATATATTAAAAAAGATATTGAGATTCGAGGAGTAGAATATACCAAAGGCGAATCTTATGAGGTTTCAGAAAAAGTATTTAGATTATTATCTTTCTATGATGCTTTAGGAAAACCCAAAAAGAAATCTAAAAAGGATGCAAACCTTGATGATTTAGATAACTAGTTACTAATTATAATTTATAAAAAACGATGGCAATTTTCAATGGAACAGACCTAATATTAAAGGTCTCAGAAACAAGTGAAGGAACAGAGTATAAACTGCTCCATTCACAAAATGTAAGTTTATCAGTTAATGCTGATACAATAGATGTAAGTACTAAAGATAGCTCTGGATGGAGAGATTTAATCGGTGGTCAAAAGTCTTTTAGCCTTTCGGCTGATGGTCTTTATGACTATTCTCCTACTTCTGGAACTACTACTGATCCAAGTGATTTAGTAACTCAAATGCTTAACAGAACAGAAGTAACATTCACTTTCACTTATGGTGGTTCTCTGTCAGCTGGAGATACTTATTACACTGGCTCTGGTTTAGTTACTAGCTTTGAGGTAAGTGGTGGTGTTGAGGATGCTCCAACTTATTCAGTAAGTATCGAGGGTACTGGTGCATTAACTCAAGCAGTACAAGCATAATAATTCCTTTTGTTGGTTGGGGTAAGGGCTTCGGCTCTGCTCCTACCAATAAAGATTAAAACCAACAAGATGTACGAAATAGTTATAATAAACGGAAAAGATTACCCAGTTAGATTTGGGATGAATAGTTTGAGAAACTTCACTAAGGCAACTAATAGAAGTTTACAAGACTTAGACAAGTTAGGAGAGGGAATGAGCTTAGATGATGCTTGTCAGTTGATTTTAGCTGGTTTAAAAGACGGAGCTAGAGTTAGTGGGGTTGAATGTTCTTTAAATGTTGATGATGTCGCAGACTTATTAGATGAGGATTTTAACGCTTTAAATAATGTGTTAGAGATATTCTCTAATCAATTTACTGCTAAATTTGAATCTGAGGGAAACGACCAAGCCACGAAGAAAGTGGCGAAAACAAAGAAATAAATTGGGATAGTTTAGAGGCTGTTGCATACGGTCTTGGACTATTACCTAAGGAGTTTTGGGATTTAACTTTCCATGAGTTCTTTTGTATTCAAAAAGGTAGGAATGACCGATTTGAATTAGAACAAAGGTTTGAATGGGAACGGATAAGATGGTTGGCTTGTTGTAATTTACAGCCACACACAAAAAAGGGACAATCCTTAACTCCTCAAAAACTTATTAAGTTTGATTGGGAGAAAAAAGAAGTTAAGACCGACATCGACAAACAAAGAAAAAGAGCTGAGTATATTAAAAAGAAATATGATTTGCTAAATAAGAAAAATGGCTGAGAAAAATTTAAGTATAAAATTATCATTAAACGATAAGCAATTCCAGAGCAATCTGAAGAAAGCCACTAAGTCAATGGCTAAATTTGGCAATAATATGAAGTCTTTAGGTCGTACTATTTCAACTGGTGTTACTTTACCTATTGTGGCTTTAGGAGTTGCAAGTGTTAAGGCTTTTGATGACCAGATAAAAGCTGAGACATTACTTAGAACATCATTAAAAGGTAATGCAGAGGCTTACAAAAACTTGACCGAACAAGCTCGAGAATTACAGAAAGTTACAATATTTGGAGATGAAGCTACAATACAAGCTCAATCTTATTTAGCTCAATTAGGACTAACTGAGGAGGCTATTTTAAGACTTACTCCATTAATTCAAGACTTTGCAACTGCTCAAGGAATTCAACTAACTGATGCTGCTAAATTAGTTGCTAAGTCGGTTGGATCAAGCACAAATGCTTTGAGTCGTTATGGTATAGCCATTGAGGGAGAAGTTGGAAGTACAGAAAGATTAGAAAGTGCTGTTAATGCTCTAAGTACGGCATTTGGAGGACAAGCTGAGGCTATTGCAAAAGAGGGACTTGCTCCATTACAACAATTACAAAATCAATTAGGAGACGTTGCGGAACAATTTGGAGAGTTGATAATCCAATTTATTCAGCCATTGACGGAAATATTACAAACTTTAGCCGATTATTTAAGTAATTTAACAGAAGAGCAAAAAAAGAATATTCTTGAATGGGGTTTATTATTAGCTGCTTTAGGACCAGTTATTATAGCAATAGGAAGTCTTGTTACTACATTAGCTACACTTATACCAATAGCAGCTTCAGTAGTAGCTGCAATAACTCCTATAACTGCTGTGATAATGGCTGCTGGTGCAGCTGTTTTATATCTTGTAAATAGATTCAGAGACTTACAAAAAGAATACGAGGATTATAATGAAGTAGTAGGAGATTTTGAGCCTATTGCTCCTTTTGTACCTACAACTACAACTCCTACAACACCTACTGAAAGAACTCCAGATGCTAATTTTTCCTTTAATTTTATTGAGCCAATAAAAGCTACTAATGTAGAATTAAAAAAATTAAAAGAACTTACACCAGTTTTAGAAGAGTTTGAAGAGGGATTATCTTCTATGGATATAGTAGCTAACGACATTAATCAGAGCTTTATGACTTTTGGTAATGTAATTCAAGGAGTATTTGCTCAAGCATTACAAAGTCAAGAAGGCTTCTTTAAATCATTCTTAGAGGGTGCTAAACAAGCATTAAAAGCAATGTTAGCTCAGATTGCTGCTATGCTTATATTAAATGCTTTACTAGGAGGTACTGGTATAGGTGCTATGATGGGACTAAAGAATATAGGAGGATTAGCTGGTATAGGAGATGTATTAGGAGGAGTGGGTAATGTTAATGCTAACTCAGTAGGTGGAGGAGTAGGACTAAAATCAATGATAAATACTGGAGGCTCTACAGAAGTATTTGGCACAATAAGTGGAGCTGATATATTACTAAGCTCAGATAGAGCAAGAAACAATAGAAACAGAACAAGAGGTTACTAATGGCAAGAGATAAACGATTTGAGTGTAGTTTCCAAAGTGATAACGGAACTTATTACAGAGTAGAAATATATGACAATAATTCTACAAGTGCCACACTATTTACTCCAGA